GCTTGTATTGAAAAAGTCAGGAAAGTCGTGTATCGTATCTCTTAACTTAGTAGGGGCTAGTCGCTGGACACCTGAACGACTTTAACTCTAGAGGGTCGGAAACAATACGACACCCTACTAAGTCTAAAAAGAAGGGGTAAAAAATGTGGGGTTTGCCTGATAGTGCGGTTCTTGGGACACTAAGTAGGTTAAAGCGTGTTGGAAAATCACGCCGTATCAAGGGTGTTGCTAAGTCTGAACGAAAGGAAAAAGCTTTGGCACAAAATTGGAGTTCTTATGAGCAGGACTTTAGAAGTTTTGAGGAATTGCTAGAGGAAGCCAAGCGACACGCCAAAGAAAAGGAAAAAGCAGGAAAGTAGAAAAAAGCAGGAAAGTAGTGTAAAGTTCTACTTGTGGCTAAGGGAGTCACAGAAAGCAGGGACAAAGTGAAAACGGAAGCAAAGTTTATTAGACGCCGAATTGCCGTTGGCGTTATCTTGTTAGGTTTGTTTGCTTGGGCTAATAACGCAACAACACCTGATGAGTGCAAAGTTCCAACAGAGCAGATGAACCAATTCTGCCTAGATTTGTTATACCCATGAGCGACCTATCGAAATACCTAGAGAAGGAGTGGGGGTCGCTCATAGGGGCGACTCTCATAAAAGTTAGAAATGCTACTGCCGAAGAAGCAGAAGAGTTGGGGTGGGAAGTTTCAGCCCATGAGCCAATTCCTTTCTTGGAGTTTGATAATGGAGAAGGCTTATGTCTATCCCAAGACCCCGAAGGTAATGGTCCCGGTTTTGCGTTTATCTTTACTAAAGAGCAGGGGTAAAAATGCCAACCTATACGCTAGAAGAGTTACGGCTTATTGAAGCTTGTGAAACCTATGAAGATTTAGTAGAAGATCAAGCCTATTTCTTATACGAGGGACTTGTTGAGAAAAGGAATAATGAGCAGGAAGGTTTGGTTTATCTATTTAGGGAGTGGCTTGAGTTGATAAGCCCAAGCGACTTTGGAAATGACGAAGGATTAGAAGGGATTTTGGTATGAGTAAAAAAGTTAAACACCCAAGTCCATACACGGGGTTGGAGTCTTGCGAAGTTTGCTGGGCAGATACAAGTGAGATACCTATAACAATTTACAAGGGTATCCCTTATTGCGACATAGATTTAGATAAAGCAATTCAATTTGAAAAAGAAGAGGCTAAAAATGGCTGATGATTTACAAGCAGGACTTACCGACCAAGAGTTCGCTTGTCTTTTGATGAGGTCTTGCGGAGTTGCTAATTTGGTTGGGGCTTTAGGTTATGCCCATGCTAACGAGTGTGGTTTTTGTCAGGGGACAAAACAGGTAGACCCTAGAAGCGTGAGGAGGTAAAAATGATCTTAGATACAGGAACAATGCTGGCAATAATTATTGCGCTCGCAGGTTCATGCTTTGTTATGGTTGTTGGCATTAGAGCGCAAGGACAGTTGCACCGAGTAATCAACAAGAAAAATGAAAAGATAAGATTTCTCGAAGGAGAAGTCTCTAGACTAAGGAGAGATAAAGTTGAAAGTCGCTAGTATCCAAGCAGAAGCAATAAAGCTTTATGAAGGTGGGCTGGCTATTGAAGCAGTCGCCAAAGAGTTGGGGGTCGCTTACCGAACTGCAAGAAAGGCTATTTACTCAAATGGGGTAGTGGTCAGAGACCCTTCAGCAAGGCTCAAAGGACGAACAAGTCCTACTAGAAAGAAAGCACAGGGGTAAAAATGGATCTCAGTAAAGTAGTTTGGACTGCAGTTATCGCCGTTGGTTTAGGAATTGCAAGCTTAGCCTCTGCGGTTCTTGAAAACTCTGCGCTCGCTTTGGCTTTTGGTTTAACCTCTATAGCCTCTGCAACCCTTTCAGCAAGGGATAAGCGGTAATCTCTTAAAAGTGGTGGGAAGGGCTAAAAATAGTCCTTCCTGCACTTTTTTTGGGGCATTTTAGGTATTTATTATCTAAAGGGGGCTTATGCGGTAGAAAAAGAACTTTTGGACACGCCTAAGCTTGATTTGACACCTGAACCTTCCTGCACTTATGCTAAGGTTTATACAAGTAAGAACTAACGACACAGGAGATCTACGAATTAGACACTTGAAGTAAGGCTATCCCCTAAGAGGCGATGGTCGGGTTAGTGAAGTCTCTAACCCTGTCCCCGTAACCTAACAAAGGAAAAACCGAATGAACCCATCTCTAAAAGCACCCGAAAAGGTGTTGGCATTACTCTCGCTCTTCATAGTTCTATCGTCAGGAGCGGTAGCAGTAGCAGTAGAGAACAAAGTCCAAGAGGTTGTCGCAACAGAGCAAGTGGCAACAGAACGAGCAGTACCTATGGCACTACAAGTAGAACCAAAGGTAGAGAAGAAGAAGGAAGTTAAACCCCTTTCTTATTTTGAAAACAGGACCAACCTTTCCGACATTGAGTTGGTATGGCTTTTAGAAGCAGTTGGTTTTGAAGGTCAAGAACTAAAAGAAGCTTGGGCAATAGCCAAGAAAGAAAGTAATGGTCGCCCCCTAGCCTTCAACGGAAACACCCTCACAGGAGATAACTCCTACGGTATCTTCCAAATCAACATGATAAACAGTCTTGGAGAAGATAGACGAGAGAAGTTTGATCTTGCCCATAATGCAGATTTGTTTAACCCTGTTGTAAATGCTCAAATCGCTTACCACATGAGTAATGGTGGAGAGGTTTGGAGAGCATGGCACATAGGCAAAGACGCTTATACTAGTACTAGTGGAAGTCACTACGCTAAGTTCAAACAATGGCTTAGCAAGTTCCCCACAGAAAAGAAGTCGGAGCAAACTAGATGAGCGAACAAGAAAACCTCATGCCGTTAGTTGGTTCTGTAATGCCTTCTCAACCTGAGCCAGTTCTCTCCGTTGAGCCAGAACCAGTTAAGGCAGAACCAAAGAAGGATAAGAAAGAACCAGTCTTGAAGTCAGAAGGCGACAAGATTATTTATCTTTCAGCACTAAAAGTTAATGCTTATGAAGGAAACTCAGAGTCAGTCAAAGTCGTTCAATTGCGATTGAATGATTTAGGTTTTAATTCTGTAATGAATGACAAGTTTGGTCGTCTTGGAGAAGGAGCAGTTGAAGCGATTAACGCTTTCAGAAAGTCTAAAGGACTTGATGAGTGCGGTTGCTTTGATGAAGAAGTTTTAGCTTATCTTTTTGATGGTCAAAGTGTTGGAGTCCGTCCCTAAATAAAGCCAACAAAAAACCCCCTACCTTTGCGGTAAGGGGTTTTTTGCTTTTTAACTTTTACTTTTGTGCAAAAAGATCGAGTAACTTTTTAGCGTAGTCAGGGTCTAAACCTAGTTGCTCTCCCTCTTCATCTGTTCCACCTGCAATAACAACATCTCCAACAATTACATCAGGAAAGTTAGGAAAGTTAGCCAACCAAATTTCAGTTGCTCTTTCGTTGATTGGAAGTTGCATTAACTTTCCTTCTTCATTCATGAAGAGTGTGTAATCGCCTTCAAGAGTTTTAGCCTCAATAAGACCACCAACCGCCATTTGAAGTGTTAGAAGTTCGTTGCTATCTGCGGTTAAATCGATCAAAGAAGCCTGTCCCTCTGTTGTCAATTTGATTGCTGTTTTCATTTTGTCTTTCTCCCTAGTGTGGTACTTGGTTTCCCACTAAGAAAATAATAACCTACCTTCCTGCACTTTGCAACAACACGCCAAAAAGAAAAACCCCCCTATTTCTAGGGGGGTTCTCTAGGGAGTTGGCTACTTCACTACGGTAGCCCTGCCGTCCTCAAGTTGCATGAGGAAGTCTTTAACGATTGCAAGTGCGTCCTTGCGTCCCTGTAGTCCTCTGAACTTTGGAAGGTGTAGAGGTTCACCGATAAGACGAGAGAAAATGCGAAGAGCAGGTTCTCTTGTTAGTTGCATTTTACTTCCGCCGTATGTCTTGATTTCAATCTCTAGTGCGGTTTCTAGTAAAGAAAGTTGAACTGGATTTATCGCTAGTGTTGCGGTCATTGCTAGTGTTGTCATTTTGTTTCTCCCTTTTGTTTTGTGAAGTTCCCTTAACTTCACTAAGAAAATAATAATCTACTTTCCTGCATTTTGCAAGATCAAAATTAAAAAGCTTTTGCGGTGTGTCTTGAAAAAGAAAAAGCCCCCCTTGGATAGGGGGGCTAATTCTTGCGGTTACTTGGTTAGGAGTAGTTCCAAGATTTCGCTATCTGATAACTTGCGGTAAGGGTTCTCATAAGAGTTTTGATTTTCTTCGGTGACCTTTACTTCTTGAACAGTTGCATTCATTTCCTTTGCATTCTTTGCGGTCTGTGAAATTAAATCACTTGCGCCTGATGCGGTATCAACATGGAAGTTGTAGTTTGTTTCTTTTGTGATTGTTCCTGTTGATGTTGTCTCTGTGTACTTAACTGTGATTGATACTCCGTATGACATTTGTTTTCTCCCTAGTTCTGTAAGTCCGTTTGACTTACAAGAGTAATAATAGATTACCTTCCTGCACTTTTGCAAGTCTAAACAAGATCTTTTTTGTAAATGACCAGTCAGAGTTTTTAGGTAGTTACTAGTCAGTAAATTTTTATAAGACTCAGTAAGTTACTAGTGAGTAACCTATAAGACCCAGTAAGTTACTAGTGAGTAAGTTACTAGTGAGTAAGTTACTAGTGAGTAAGAGTTAAAAAATCTAAAAATAAAAAAGAAAAAAGCTTTTAAGAGATAAAAAAATAAAAAAGATCGAGAAAAAAAGAAACAATAAATACCTCTAAAAACTTGAAAAATAATAAAAAAAGTTAATCCCTTGCCTTGCTTTTAGTTTTTTGCAAGAAAAAAAGATTATTTTCAGGGGTAAAAAATAAAGAGATTTTTTTAGAAAAAATGCCCGGAACGATTTTGAAAAGTCTGAAAAACATACATAGCCTTCTCCGGGGCCAAAAGCAAATAATGGAAAGGTTCATATATTTGAAGCTGTCGTACAAGATTGGATCCCCTTTTTTCTCGTACACCCCTTCTAAAACTCGGTACAATAGGATCATGCTGAATCCTCCAAAACTTCCCATCGAGGAGGTTATCCATTTATCCACTATGACACGCTCAGAGATGGAGTCACGCCTTCGTGCGCTGTGGAAGGCAGGATGGTCCTTAGGAGTCATAGGAGGCTCCCTCAGCCCCGCTGTACCCAAGACCACCATCCACTTCTGGGTCCGTAGAGCTCCAGACGTGAAGCAGTTAAAAGCAGTCCCACTGCCGCCCCCAAAGTCTTTAACCACCTCCGTGCCTACAAAGCACGCCCCACGTCTTAAGTCCATCTCTCCGGGCGTTCCTCCCGAAATCAGAATCAGACTTCGTGAGCTTTCAGCCCTTTCAAAGCGCTACAGAGCCAAGACACCTCCAACTAGCCCTCTAGCTCAAGCAAATAATGAACTTACTCAAATTGCAAGGCAGCTTAGAAGCCGTGGGGTGCCTACAGCATCTATCGCTGAGGCAGCAGGAGTTACCTATAGAGCAATGGCGAGGCGTTTGAGTCAATGAGCCGTCTCTATAAAACAAAGACTGGCACATACAAGGAAACAGATCTTGCTGTGGTTGTGTGGAAGAACCCTAAAAAGTCTAAACGCCCTCAGTCCCGCTTCCTTGAGACTATGTCCGCCCCCAACTCAAGCTACCCAATGGCTTTCCCATTAGCTGCTCTTAAGAGCCACTATGCATGGAAAGAAGCAAAGCATGTAAAAAGCTCTGAAGACTTCGACAGAAGCATTGAAGATAGCTCTAGAGAGGCTCCAGTGATCCTTGATTTACATTTAGCAGGTTACACACTAGGCTGGAGTGACTTTTACATCCCAGATGAATACACAGAGTTTGGATAAACCTTTTGCGAGCAGTATCAGATGTCTTTCCAGCACTAGTTTGGATCGCCCCACCCAATTCCATAGGTCTTGACGAGTTCACCATACCTGGACCTTCTCCAGAAGGCACTCGAAAGGTAGATAGAGTCCGTGTAGTTCTTTTAGGCGATAGCATTTTGATAGCGCAGGACTCTCCAGAAGGTCCTACACTTGTGTTTAGAGAGAAGTACACCCATAGGCACGTCGATGGGAAGCTTCAAGCAGTTTTAACAGAGTCTGAAAAGGTTGTAGCCTTTATTAAAGACAACTCCTGCGGTTGCGGGTCACGTCTTAGAGGTTGGAACCCTTATGGGCAGAACAACTCCGTCTACTCGAATCAGGATCCAACAGAATGATAGATATAACTCTTCTGCAATTTGTCCTTCTAGGACTGGCTACTTATCGTGTAACCCGTTTAGCCACTCGTGACATGGTTACAGCTCCCATACGCAATGCGTTTTGGAAAAAGTTTCCTCCAGAGACCACATACATCGGTTATTTATCCACTTGTGAGTGGTGTTTTAGCTTTTGGATAGGATCAGCCTTCGTACTTTCCGCTATCATTATTCCATCAGTAACCTACATAGTTGCTACCGTTTATGCGGTATCTGCTATTGCAGGACTGTTGACTGCATATGAAGATAAGTAAGACTTCATATTCCGCAACTGAGATGACAAGGAGCTTTCGTGGGCATATTTACTAATGATGACCCAGTCTCATCATCCCCAGAGCCAAAACCTAAAAAGTCTCAGCCGTCAACAATCACAACTGTTTTCACAAACACAGCGCAGTCAGCAACATACTCAACTCCTAGAACTCTTACCGCAGCAGCGGCACAAATTAAAATTAATGACAAGGGTGAATTCGAACAATTTAGAATTCGTCGCTCTGCTGGATCTAGCGCATGGCAAGCAGAAGCTTGGGAGTATTACGATGCAATTGGCGAAATCAAATATGCATTTAATTTAGTTGCATCAGTTGTATCTCGTATTAGAATTTATGCAGCAGTAGTTGATGATCCGTCAGAGACTCCAATCTCTGTACGTCAATCAGAGTTAGTTGATGATCGTCTTGGAGCTGCAGCAGAACGTGCACTTGCACGACTAAACTCTGCATATGGTGGACAAGCAGGTCTCTTACGAGATGCTGCACTCAACCTTGCAGTAGCTGGCGAATGTTATCTAGTTCAAATGCCAGCAAGACCAGCATATAACTTGCCAGAATCTTGGGACATTCGTTCCGTAGATGAAGTAACAACCGATCCTCGTGGCGGTTTTAATGTAATTGGTCGTCGTGAACAATCCACTACATCACAAGGTGGAGTAGATAAGAATTCAAAACTAGGTAAGAACGCATTTGTTGGACGCATGTGGCGTTCACATCCACGTTTCTCTGATGAAGCAGATTCATCACTTCGTGGTTTGTTAGATCTTTGCGCTGAACTTCTTCTCCTCAACAGAACGTTCCGTGCAACTGCACGTTCACGTCTGAATGCAGGTGCTCTTTACTTGCCAGACGGACTTTCTGTTGCTTCACAAGGCGATGGTGACTTCCCTTACGATTCCGAAGATGGCATTGGTCCAAACTTTACTGCTGAAGAAGCAGAGGATGAGTTTGAAGAGCAACTAATGGATGCGATGACGACTCCAATTCGTGACGAAGAGTCTGCTTCCGCTGTTGTTCCACTTATTATTCGTGGTCCTGCAGAACTTGGCGACAAGATTAAGCAGTTTAAGTTTGAGCGTTCATTCGACCCAGCACTAGCTGAGCGTTCTGATCGTGTACTAGAGCGTATCTTGCAAGGACTCGATGTACCAAAGGATGTTGTAACTGGTTTGGCAAATGTTAAGTACTCAAATGCAATGCAGATTGATGAGTCACTATATAAGGCACACATTGAGCCTCTTATGTTGCTCATTGCAGATGCATTGACTGTTGTTTATCTTCGTCCATACCTAATTGCAAATGGTTTTGAAGAAGCACAAGTAAACAGAATCGTCGTTTGGTACGACCCATCAGCAATTGCAACTCGTAATGACCGTGCAACAGATGCAGATGCAGGATTTGATCGCATGGCTGTCTCTGCAAACTCTTGGCGCCGTGCTCACGGCTTCTCGGATGCAGATGCACCTACTCCAAAAGAAATTGCGCTAAGACTTCTACAAGAGCGTGGCGTACTTACTCCAGAATTTACAGAAGCAATGCTTTCAGCCGTTGCACCAGAAGTTATTAATACAGTTCGTTCACAGCAACAGCAAGCATCCGTTGCTCCAATCCCACCTGAGCTACAAGAAGCATTAGATGCTGCAAGTCAGGGTGCAGAAGCAGCAGGAATTGAGTCAGAGGCCCCAGCAGAAGGGCAAGAGCAATAATGTCTGATGAATCAATTGACATTGTAACTACGTCACTTGTTGCAGCTGGAGATCCTTGCTGGGAAGGCTACAAGCAAGTTGGTATGAAGAAGGGTAAAGACGGAAAAATGGTTCCTAACTGTGTTCCTGTCGATGCATCTGATGATTCTGATGACTCTGAGTTTGCAGCAAAGAAAAAGAGAACAATTTCTCAAACTCCAGCTCCAAAGAAAGATCAAGTTAAAGGTTCTAGCAAAAATAAAAAAGGATCTGCAGCTGGAACTCGTAAAATTAAGTTTTCTGCCGCTGTAGAAAAATCTTTAAAGAATAAAGTAGAGCAGCACAACGAAAAAGCAAAAGAAGGCCGTCGTGCAACTCTTGGAATGTTAAAAGCTGTCTACCGACGTGGTGCAGGTGCTTATTCAGTGTCACACCGTCCAGGAATGACTCGCAACCAATGGGCAATGGGTAGAGTAAACGCATATCTTAAGTTGTTGAAGTCTGGAAAACCATCTAACCCTGCGTACACAACAGATAACGATCTACTTCCAGCTAAGCACCCACGCTCAACAAAGAAATCAAACTCTATTGCAGCTTCAGCAGGTTTGGTTCCTGAAGAAAGCGATTTAGCAGAAGCGCTAATCGAGATTGCAGACAAATATGGAAAGTTCAATGAAGATGCCACAGGAATCTGGGCAGGATACACACCACCAGCAGAAAATAATGTCAGAGGTATCGGAGTCAAATGCTCTAACTGTGTTCTATACATGGGTAACGGCCAATGCCGAATCATCGACATGGAAGTCGAAGACGAAGGTAAGTGTCGTTTCGCGGTTATTCCAGATGGCGTCGTTGATGTTGGAGTTCTCGAAGGTGAGAAGCTCGGAAACGAAATCCAATCCGAAC